CCAACACCTAACATTGAGGCATCCATTAAGAAACAAAATGGTTTTGCGTAGTCTTCTTTTAATGTTTTTGTAGATACAAAAGCACAATTATTTAATGCTGCATACAATCCTTTTTCTTCTGTGATTGCTGTTCCCATTGCCCATAGTCCACGACCAGGCGGTAAAAACTTCATATTAAAAATTCTGTCATACATATCTTGTGCAGACTTTTGTGCTTGCCAAGGATTCCAACCTAATTGATGTGAATCTATCCAATTTTTTTGCATTGAATAAGTTCCCTCTACCACTCTTTTGACGGTTTCCCACCATCTTTCATTTTTTCCATTTTTTTTGATTCGAGAATAGGTTCTCATATAAACTAACTCACCCAATCCGTTGAACCCGAATGGTGGTTTTTTTCTTTTGTATTTGTCTACAAAATTATCTGATAACTGAAATTGCATTGAAACTCCTTTTTAATTTTTAATCTGTTTTGTTCTAATATAAATATATAATTATTCAAAACCTTCTACTTCTTTTTCGTGTATTTTTAATTTATCTGCCAAAGTTTTTCGTAAAAACTCCTCAGAGTTGTCCATTTTCTTTTGTTGTTGGACTCCGTGTTTTGAAGTGGATTTATAGATATCAATTTTACCAAGTTCAGTATCCATTTTTGATGGAAATGTTATACCATCGATACCAAACCTGTTTTTGATAATGTGAAATCTTGCTGTTTTACTAACTTTATCTTCTACTTTTCTGGACATACTCATCACAAAATCCGCTATCATAATTTTAGAATAAGATTCAGATACTTTTGTAGCATCTATTACTTCTTCTTCTAATGATGAACGATTTGCTTGTGAAGCAGTCCATATTGGTAAATCCATTTCCCCCGCTAAAGCTCTTAGGTCTTCGTATATTGACTCTAATACAAATCTTTTTTCTTTACCAACACCCATTAAAATATCAGCGTAATCAACTAATACTATATCAGGTTTTATTTCTTGTAATTCTAATTGTTTTAAGTGTGAACCTAATGTCTGAACTGATGCTGATTTTGTTGGGTAATATTTAATCATCAACTTTCCAGGTAATTTTTCTAATTTTTTCTTGACATCATCTTTATAATATTTTATATTTGATGTTGTTATTCCAGTAAATATAGTATCATATCTTAATCCAACATAGTTTTCATTTAACTCTAATGAATAATGAACCACGGTTTTATTTCTTTTTAAACACTCAGCTCCAATACATTGTAAAGCCCAAGACTTACCGATACCAGCTGGAGCAACTATAACACCAAGTTCACCACCACCAAGTCCACCATCCATAATTTCATCTATCTCACCCCAACCAGACTCAACAGTTTCTCTTGCTGATTTAGATAATCTTTCTTCTAAACTTACTAAATAATCGTGTCCTAAATCTCGTTCACTTCCTGCTGACATTGCTTCATCAACTTTCTTTTTTATTTCATCATATTCTTGATTTTCTAATAAGACTACTGAATCAATTATAGCATTTTTTAATTTTTGATTTTTACAAAACTTAATAGTTTCTTTCTGAACAAAGTCTAAGTCACTTGATTCTCTAACATTCCAAGCATCTTTCAATTTATCAACAATAGAAGTTTTTAAAACTTCATCTTCAACATCATTTATTTTTACTTTGATTACTTCTAATGTAGGACTTGTTTTATACTCATAGAAATAATCTAATATTTTCTTAACTAACCACTTATTGGCGTCAGAATCAAAATACTCTTGTTGTAGAATATCTGATATAGTCTGTAAAAATGTTTTCTTCACTAATAATGAAGATATAATTTTAGACTGAAATGAATTTCCAAAACTTGTTAGTTTGTCATTCTCCATATAAACTCTTTCTAACCTCTTGTTCCTTTTTCTGTTTTAATCGTAAACGATATCTTTTACGAGCTTGTAACCTAAGTTCTTCTTTGTTTCGCTCATAATGTTCTCGTTGCCATTGTAATTGAGCTTCTTTTTTTTCTTTTTTTGTTTTGTATATTACTTTTCTACCCATATATAAATATCGTTTTTATTTTCAAAATCAAATAAATTTTTCCCAACTCTTTACATTTGTTTCTATGTTAATTAATCTTTTATCAATAATATCACAATACTCTTTTGAGATTTCACTACCGATATAATCTCTATTATTTACAATACATATTTTTGCTGTTGTTCCACTTCCCATAAAACAATCATATACTAAATCTCCTTGATTACTCCAACTTAATATATGGTCTGATGCTAACTTTTCTGGAAAAGTTGCTGGGTGTTCAAATGATACTTTATCTTTTGAGTTCATTGAACCACACGCAATATCCCAAACATTTGTTCTAATTCCAACTTCTTTTACTATTCCGTCATTAGTGTGTAATGGTTCTAAATTTTCTCCATCGTGTCTGTGATAACCACCTTTACCACCTGCGGAAGTATTTGTTTTTGTTAATGCATTAAATGTCTTTGGTTTCCCTTTTGACAATACAAACATATATTCAAATTGTGGTTCGTATCTATTTGTAGTAACAGGTAAATAATTTAACTTTCTGTAAATCATTGTGTCGTGTAAATTAAATCCTATCTCTTTAAAGTATAATGCTTGTCTAAACGAAGTTCCTGTTTCACTTCCTTCTATTGTTGCATCTCCAATCACCCAAACTACAACTCCACCTGGTTTTGTTACACGATATAGTTCATCTGCGATTGGTTCGAAGTCAAAACTAAATCCTTTGTATTCTCTTAAATTATCATATGGTGGTGAAGTTAATGTCATATCTACAAAGTTATCTGACATTCTTTCCATTGTTTTAAGACAATCCTCGTTATATGTTTTATTCAATTCCATTAAAACTATTGTCCTATGAATTTTACTAATGTTTGAAATTTAGTTTGTAACCAACTTTCTAAATTAGGAAGTGCTGAATACATTTTATCTTCTAAAAACATTTTCTTAAATGTCACTTTGTCCAAATTAGGAATAGGTTCTCTCATTTTATCTATGGTTTTTGTTTTAGCTGTTGCTGATATATCTACATTATGTAATTGCATTAAATCATAATTTCTTTCCATAATATCTCTATGTTTCTCTAACTCTTCTACCTCTGTTATTGCATCATCAACCGAAAATTGTTTGTCTTCTTGTAAAAATGGTAATTTTTTTAATACGGTTTTTAATCCATATCCAAAAACACCATTAATATTATCTGATTTATCTCCGTCAAATATTCTATACATTAATAGATTGTGTGATGGAATACCATATTCTTCCATTACTTGTTCTGGTTTGTATAGTTTTTTCTTTGTTGGTGACCATACTGAAATTCTATCATCAACTAATTGTAGAAAATCTTTATCTGAAGACATAATGGTTACTTTACTATCTGTAAGAACTTGTTTTGCTGTATAAGCTATAATATCATCTGCTTCTACATTATCTATTGATAACATTGTGATTGGTAGAAAATCCAAATACTCTATTGTTCTTTGGATTTGTCGTATCATATTTGCTCGTTCTTCTTCGATAGTTTCAAAATCATAAGCTCTATTCAAACGAATATTCGTTTTTCTTTTTGCTTTATATTCTGGATACATTTTTCTACGGCGACTTGACCCACCTTTTCCATCCCATATTATGATGCAACGGGTGGGTCTAAACATATTGATTGTGTAACCTATTGATTTCAGAAAACCAACTATTCCACCAATGTGTGTCCCATTATCATTAGTAGTTGGTATGACACTAAATACTCTAATAAAAGTATTCAGTCCATCTATTATCAATACATTTTCATTAGGACTTTGTCCTTGTTCCGAGCCGCCTTGTTCTTTAATGTCGTTGAGAATTGATAAATATCTCTCTTTACTCATCTCCAATAACTTCCTTCGTGAATTGAACATCATCTATTCCAACATTACCAGTTTTATATTCTAAGATTGCTTTTTCACATATCTTTTCATATAAATGATTACGAAGTCCATCATTAGTCTCCATTAACTCTTTGAAGTCTTTTGATTGGAATTTATAATCTTTCTTTCTGTAAGTTAGAGTATACCAAGCTCCTGCTTGTTTTACCAATTTGTGTTCTTTCATTACACCTAACCAACCGCCATAATTATCTATTCCTGAATCGAAATACATATCATAGTCTGCGTGTCTTAATGGTGGCCCTAATCTATTCTTAATGATTTGAGCTCTACATTTCATACCAATAGTATTCTTTTTACTATCCTTGATTTGACCAAGATTTTTCAAACGAATTCTTGTTGATGCGTGAAATGGTAGTGCTTTTCCACCACTCGTAGTCCACGGGTCTCCAAACATAACACCTAATTTTTGTCTTAACTGATTTGTAAAGACAAGTGCTACCTTTTGACGACCAATTAGTTGTGTGATTTTACGAAGTGCTTTTGAGATGATAATTGCTTTTGAAGTTGCATATCCATCTTTATCAAAGTCTGCTTCTATTTCAATCTTTGTTGAAGTAGCCGCTAATGAATCTACTAAGATAGTTACTAACTTATCTTTGTTTGATTCACGAACTTTAGTGATAATATCCTCAATAGACTCAAATATATCCTCTACGGTTTCAAAGTGTAAATAAAGTAGTTTACTAACATCTACACCAATAGCACCTAAAAAGTCAACACTTACTGAAGTTTCAGTATCGATATAAACTGCGATACCACCTTGTTTTTGTGTTTCTGCTAATATATGTGATGCAAGTAGTGATTTACCACTTGATTCTAATCCATTGATTTCTGTAATTCTACCAACTGCAATACCACCATTAGTTCTGTTTGATATTGCTAAATCTAACATTGAAGAACCTGTTGATACAAAGTCCTTAATGTCTGTTGGTGTTATATCACTTCCATCTAAGAAATAAGCTACCTTATTGTCTTTGAATTTATTATTCAGATTATCGGCTATTGCATTAGCCAAGTCGTCTGTTACTGACTTTTTTGTTGACATATTTTACTCCTTAGTTATTAAATAAATCGTCGAATTGTTGACTAGCGTCTTGAACTTTTGAAGCTGATTCTTTTTTAGCTTTATCTTCTGCTAATTTTACATCAAATTCATTTACTGGTTTTTCTTCCTTTTGTTGTGATGAAGTTTCTGTTGATTCATCATCAGGATTTAACCACTCGTTCAGAACCTTAGTTAGTTCCTCATAAGATAATTCACTGTAAATATCAGTAATTTCTTTTTGAGTTTCTTTGACTCTTTCTAACACTTTAGTGTCTTCTGTCAATGGTGTCTGATTTGGTTTAACTCTGATTGTAGTAGATGGGAACGATGCTCCTGTCTCTTCAGCAGTTTTAAACTCTAATGTAACATCACGACCATTTTTCGGGTCTGAAATGTCACCATAATCAGGGTCTGCGATTATAGAAAGAAGTTCTTGATAAACTGTCTTTCCAAAACCCCAAAACTTTACACCCTCTGATTCTTCTCCACGAACAATAACAGGTGCGAAAGTTCTCATTTTTGCTTCAAGTTTTCTACCTAAAGTGAAATCGTCTTTACTTCCTGTTGTTTTTAGTCTTTGTGAAAATTCTTCAATTGGGTCTGGTCTACCGAAACTGATTGGTGAAAGATAGTTCTTACCACCTAAATTATAGTGAAAAAATAACTCTATAAATGGTGTGTCTGGGTTGAATTTGTAAGGAACTATTCTAACTTGTTGTTTTCCTGGTTGCGGTTTCCAAAGATTTGAAGTTCTTGTGTTTGTTGATTGTAACTGATTTAACCTTTTTTTAATTGCGTTAATATCCATTTTTAATCTCCTCTTTTTTATTTTTTAATTAGTTAATTGTTATTCAGTAATAAATATAAAGAAGTTTTGGAAAATACCAAGCTATTTTACCAATCTCTAACATTTATTATTTTAAATATTTTTGTAGGGATAATATTTAAACCCGATTCATTTGTCAATAGTAAATTATTTTGATATCTTTCCCAGGGGATTGGAAATGACTTATCTAATACCCCGTTATTTAAACTTCTAATCGCTTCGTTTAATGCGTTAATTGTATAAAGTGTGTTGGATTGTTTTTTTCTATGTAAAGAGATAGTTCCTGATATTGCTTCATCTCCGTCATAATAATCCTCAACCATTTCTATATTATAAGTGCAGATTAGTTGTCCTGCATCGTCTTCATTTTGAAATACATAAATTTTGTCAAATAAAATTGTATAAGAATCTATAATTGAATCTATAATAAGGTTTAACTTACTATGTGTTGTAAAGGTGCATAATAATTGAGTTTTCATTATTTTCCTTGTCTACGATTATTAGTTTTTTTTGTAACACAATCTCTCATACCTGAACCAAAACCAGAAGTTACTTTTTGTGAAGTTCCTGCTGTTCTGTAAGTGTCTTCCATTAAAGATTGTTTACGCCCTTTAGGTCCAGTAATAATAATAGCTGGTGGTGATATTGACTGGTCTAATTTTGCATTTTTCTCTATGTGTTCTTGTAATGCTTTTCTACC